AAAGAGTGCACCGGGTAACCAAGGCGGGCATATTCCATAAGCGTCCGAACGGGCGCTAATTGGTCAAATGTTCCGTCCTGGGGAATTCGGCGAAGGAGATCGAACAGATATAAGTGAAGTGGCTTCATGACCCATTGGGTCCAAAAGTCCACGACACCTACAATCCGTCGTTTTCCGCCTCCATCCTTAGCTAAAACAGCTAATCGACCCAGATGCAACTTCCATCCCTTAAGAGCGAAAACCAAGCTTAGCGGGAGTAAGAGGTGGCTCAGCGTAACCAGCCATAAGGCTGGGAATCACTGACGAGTCGCTAACGCGAAAACGATGTACGCCCCGAGTAATCAGGGCTTAGTCGCTCACGCGATGGCATCTTTACCACTCGATCAGGTCGACCACGGATGGTTTGGACCTGCCGACGTGTTGACTCAAGGCCAAACCCACGTTAAAGTGGGAGTAACCTGAGGAAACATAGCAATTACAGCCCGAACCTCTTGGGGGAAGAGAGTTTCCGACACTCCCGAAAACGAATTCGTAATCGTGGAGAAGTCAGGAACAGCTCCCCGCCAATCTATAACGCGGTACAAGTTGAAAACAGTGTGGAGACCCCGGATTAAAGTGATACATTGGGCTGAGTTCGACATAAGAGTCGGACGTAAGCCTTTTGGAATCACCCGAGGTAACCCACTTGGAGTAAGCCGTACCCGAACCTTCGGATTGAAGATGTAGGGAGAACGGTTCACCCACGCGATCAAGGCCAGTCGGCATTCTTTCATATAGGAGATCACGAACGGAGTTCCTGATTTCTCCCAAATGTGTAGAAGCCGATCGGCCAAGACCGTCCACAAACTGTCTTTTAGCCCTAGGACGCGAGCGAGAAGCAAGACGCACCGCCGAAACTCAGAAGGGGAAATTCAGCGAAAATCTTTGATAAAAGCTGTTATCCCTGCCAATTTACGGAATGAAAACCGTTTTGGCACCTTCAGGCCTGCGAAGACCAGTCAGGCAATTGAGAATAAGCGCGTCAGAGGTGGAGCAGACCGCCAAAGCAACCGGGCTTTCGCCCGGTACGCTAAGAAAGTCTCTCTAACCATGCGTAAGCTCCCTTTAACTGCAGCCACTAGCAACGTAAGTAAACTTAAGAAGTTGAAAGCGTTAAAAGAGGTTGCATTAATTACCGTCCCACCCGGCCGTTTTATCACGGTAAGGGTGCTAGCCTTCGCGATAATGGCGCGGCTGCTTAGTTCCGTCCGGGGACGGATGGGATAGGCAGAGCCGGAATATTCACCGGTTAGCACTGGGAGACTGGAGCCAGTCGGCTTTTGCAAGGCCGACCCTTCCAGTCCTTAGTTTGACCGCGAGCTATCACACTCGTGGAGACTCCCCTGGGGCATCGTGCATAGATTAAGG